TAAGTCTGCTTTCAACAGATCCTATAAAGGATGGGATCTAGCTGTCCAACTTTCAAGAAGGAAAGACAATTACATTGAACCGAATTCAGGGTTCTCTGCAATAGACTTGACAGGTTCAACGAACGGAATCAATTGGGATTTCATCCGCGGACTTATCAAACCACTTTTAGTGAGATTTTCTAAGAGTGTTTACGAACTTGCTTATTTGGAGCAAGCTCTCGAGCTCCTCCTCGTCCCGAGACGGATTGAGGTTAGGAGGCGTCCAGGGGACACCATGCATCAGATCATTTTGACTGAGCAAGGTGTCCACATGGGCGACCCTGGTGCAAAAGAAGTCTTATGCATTATGGGAGCAGCCATCGAACTGATGGTGTACAGAGATGTACAAAGGTTACCGCCAACCTTGATTGCAGGCGATGACATAGGCGCAGTACGTACACGCGCCCGTCACGAAGCTATTATTGCTAAACATAAACAGTATGGGAATATCATTAATTCCTCAAAAGCCCAGTTCAGTTATTACTGGATGTGGTTCTGTGAAGAGGTCCTCCGTTATCGCGGAGGCACGATCAATTCGGGTCTACCGCCATGGGCGATTAAGACCGACAAGATCCATTTGGATGTTGTCAAGATGCGATTACTCTCGCCCTTTGCTAGCACTGGAGATTTCGATATTAAGCGGAATCCTGCGTTTGGCAAAGGTGATGCCCTTTATGACCAGTTGTTGCACATAAAGGAAGGGGAGAAGAACAGGTTCGATTTTGTCCTGCATACATTCAACAATTGGATGTCTTCTTTTCTCCGCGATGACCCGTGGGTTTATTTGCCTAGAGCTGTAGGGGGATGCAATGTTCCCTGGCCCCACTCTTGGAAAGAACTCTACGAGCGCATAGAACAGGATTGTCCTGCCTATGCTATGAAGCTTTATTCGGCATTGAACCGAAAGGAGGGCGAGGACCCTCCGCTTATGCTTCATGTCCTAGCGCGCAAGATGTCATCAGGTGCATCTGCGCGAGGTATCATTGATCCAATGAACCTTGAAGGGATCGTGCAAACTGCAATGATCGCCGGACTTCAGTTCCAAGACCAATCTAAAAAGCTAGAATGGTTCTTAGCTGACATTCAGTCGAAACGGAGTTACGAATGTAACTTTAAGGACGCCTTACGGCATGCTCGCGCTAGTGGATACGTGAGCACAGCGAATATCGCTGAGAACTTAGACCGAGTGACTACGATGCGTTTGCTCTTTGCATACGCTTCAGGCGCAATGGGTAGTTTATCAGACTACCTCGAGACCTCCCATGAGAGAGTCCCTACACCAAGCGAGGTAATGCGCGAGTTCATCACAGAGATGGAACAGTGCACAAAATTGGTCGGTATAGACCGCAATGACCTTCGCACCACTCCTTTAGATATAACAAACTTCAAGGAGTGGGTTCTCCAAGGGGCGCCGAACTTCGTGGCATCTATGAGTAAATCATGGATTCCCAAGGAGGCCCTTGTGGACAGTATGAATGGTATGACCATACATATGCCCCCGAGGTTCCGGGATATTATCCCGGGCTCGGTGAACGACCCGCATATTGACATACAATCGGGTCCCGCAGCTGTAATTATCAGTAAGAAGCGGAAAAGGCTACAATAAATTTACGTTTCAATAATAGGCCTAAATGCTCAATGAGCGGATCCGGATAATTCCGGACCGAACGCCCCGG